TTTCTCATTTATCTTAATAATCAATAACTTATCATCTGCGCACCATTCATTTAGGTAATGGGTCTTGTATTCAGATGTGAGCTTGAAGGTAGGGTTGAACTCTTCAATCCAAGCTATATGCTCTCGCCACTTCTCAGCTATGTAAGGATTATCGAAAGCGGTCCATTTATGAATTGACCAACCCGGTTCTAACCCTGTTGTAACAGCTTCAAAGAATGTCTTAGGTATATTCTCAGCAGTTCCAAGGAGAGTAAGTCTGCCATTAACATCAGTCAAAGCAGGCATGACCATTTGATAGCAAACTCTTTTTAAGTCTTGGGTAATCGAACCAGCCTCATCGATTTTAACTGTCTTGTACTTAGATCCTAGAATCTTCCGCATCTCTTTGTAGGATGAATCTAACCCAAACAGTTTTACCTGAGACTTATTCTCTAGCTTAATCGTTCCCTGTTGCTCATTGGATCTATAGGGAACCTTCTTAGCCTCTAGCTCAGTTAGTAACGTATCCCAAATAATGTTCTTAGCTGATGAAAGTGTGAGGGCGCCATATAAGTGGTTACTCTCCGGAACGTCTATCATGCTCTGAAGAGTTTCTTTGCCCTCACCTGTTGATTTTCCTGCTCGCCTTGTGCATTGGATAGCTTTAAGGAAAGATTTATCCATAGCAGCTTTATATTGAAGCGGAAAAGATGAATCTAAAAAAACAGGAGGAGCCAAGACGCCCCTTCTCTTTAGTTCCTCAATAATAGCTTTTAATCTTTCTGCTTTGCTCATTTAATGGCGGAGAAGGTAGGATTTGAACCCACGGAAGGCGCTAACCTTCGACAGTTTTCAAAACTGTTGCCATAAACCACTCGACCACTTCTCCGTATGCCTTAAGCTTGTTTTCTTGATTTCTTTTCTTCAGCTTGTTCTAGAGTCATCTCTACGATGTTGGTAATACCAACCAATTTGATAACACCGCTTGCATGGTAAACATATAGAAGTTGTTCTTCTGGTTTGTAGAATAACTCAAATTGAGCCTGCTCTGCTGTGACAAAGTTTTCCATTCTGTTGTTTTGTAGTCTAACGGCTTGTGCAAATGTTGCGTTTTTTAGCTTAATCATAAATACTCCTTAGCTGAATAGCTTGAATCTATTGTACTCTACTTTATAAAGCTTTTTGATGTAGATTATATCTTTACACCAATGGCTCACTGTTATTTCTTTTTTGTTCTTATATATGTAAGCAAGCAAGCCTTTGCAAACTCCAAGCTTCTTAAAAGCTTCTTTGGTAAAGCAATAGTGGAGAGTGTAATCAGTTCCAAATACTGCAAAGCCAAGTATGAAGTCAGGGTCAGAATCAAGACAAGCAACGACCGGGATAATAGATCCATCTTCATACTTCCTCTTAATGATTGATTCCAACCCTTTATGATAAGCTGAGTACTTTTCCCTGTATCCTGTTATATTGGCATAGCTTGACTTGATCCAAGCCGATAAAATAAAGTTTGTATCTTCGGGCTTAAATTCCCTTATTATTATCTTCATGTTGTATTTTTACTTTGTATTCTTCTTTAAGTTTTTCTTCGTTAAATAGGTAGGCATTTCCATGAGGGGCTTGAGTTGTTGGTTCAACCTTATGATTTGGATAATGCTTCTTAATAGCCTCTTCATATTCTCTAGCATACTGAGGCGTACATACTATGATGTTATGGTCTTCGTGCATTATATGGTATTTCAACAGACACCCCCAACATCAAGCTCTTTTGTTAGCTTCTTGGCTTCCTCAACTAATGATTTAGTATCTTCTTTAGATACTTCCTTAGTTTCAATCTTATCTGAATAACCCAATAGGTTCTTAGAAAGCCAAATCATCATAGTGACATTCCCGGCAATGGCCGTATCAAACATCTTTCTCTTTAAGCTAACCTTTCCATGGGATCTTCCTTCTTTTATAGCGTCCGCAAAACGCCTTTCAAGAGTATCAACTGAGCAACCCACAATATGCCCTATTTCTTCCATTGAACAGTTTAAAGCTGCCAATTTCTTAACAGTTTCAGCATCTATAACTTTTTGTGGTCTAGCCATCTTTTTCCCTTGCTTTATTTATTGCCGTGCATTATTATGTCTAACATGAACATAACAAATAGCCTTAATTATCTTGCTTCTCACCCTTGGCTCAAAAAAAGCTTTGCTAAGCTTGGAAAGCAAGACATTGAATTTATTATTAATTTTTACAATAAAGACTTTAAAAATAAAGATGAGGCTATGCTTGCCTGTAATAGAGCTTTTATGGATTGCGCTGAAAAGCCTAAGAATTGGAAGATTATCCTTGAAATGCTTAGCTGTATAACTACTCATCACTTTCAAGCTCCATAACTTCAACAGTTCCGCATTTTTCAGTAGCTTTCTTTGCGCTACCCTTAACAAATACTAGAACGTTTTGATGCGTCTTAACTATCTTTCTAGCAGAATTAAAGATTTTATTTGCTCGCATAGCTGCTGAGCCTTGTGAGTTTAAAAGAATTATCTCATTATAGTAGCTTAGACCTGCATCTAAAAAGGCTTGAATTGTATCTGAAACAAAGTTATAGTAATTTCCATTTCCGCCCCTAACTTCACCGACAACAAAACAAGCAAAGCTGTCATTTTTCAATAAAGAACAGGATTTATTAATAATATCAAAATAAGCTTTTTTAAATTCCTCATATTCCAGGTTGGACAAATCTGAAGGATTGTCAGAATAGACTTCCAGGTCAGCATAGGGAGGGCATGAAAACAAGAAATCGGCTTCATATCCTTGGCAAATCTCTTTAATATTTCTGCTATCCCCACAATGCCAAACAGGCTTAGGGTCTAGAGCTATATGCTCTTGTTTTCTATTGGCATCAACTTGTTCTTGCCTTAGATCAACTCCAACATATTGTCTTCCCAAGTGGGATGCAACTAGTCCCCTAACAGATCCTCCAGCAAAACAATCTAAAATATTGCCATCTTTAGGACAGAACCATGAATAGGCGATTTCACAAAGAACCGGGTCAAATATTGAAGTAAATTCTCCAATGGTTTTTGAAAAATTTAATAGGTTTTCTTTTCTTCCTTCTTCAGAAGCCAAGCCTAAAGATAGCCATGATTTCTTTCTATCTTGCCAATATCCTTGGCGAGTATCAAATACAGAAAATGGGGGGATGATAAATTTTTGTGCTAATGTTTTTCCAACTTCCCCTTCATTTTTATCTTCAGGCAAAAGCTCAAAATCTTCTATACCTAAAAGCTCGACATTAAAATCTGGCCCCAAATCCATAAGCTCGGCATGAACCATACTTAAATCTAACTCAGCCCAAGCAGCGATTGCGTTATCACTTGTTAGATAGGCATATTCTTGAGCTTCGTTTTCAAAGTCCTGAAACATAACAGGAACATCTTTAAGCCCTATCTTCTTAGCGGCTTCAATTCTGCCATGTCCTGCAATTACGTAACCAGTCCTAACTGATACGACAATAGGATTACGAAATCCCTGATACTTAATTAATTCAGCAAGCCTGTTTATTTGATCTTCGGGGTGTTTATTATTGTTTTTTGGATTGTAGACTAAACTACCAATTGGAGTGACTTTAATGTCTGTAGATTTGATTTCCATGCCTTAACTCTTGTGACGATATAAATACTTGTTTTTAGGTTAAGTATGTAAATTTTATATGTCAATAAGATTTTTGCATAATACAATTTAAATATGAGAATCTTAGTATTTTTGCTTTTATTCCCATTTAACTCAATAGCCCAAGACGCTTTGCTTGAAGCTATGTTTAAAGATTGGAATGAAGCACAAGATGAAGAGATTGAGAGCAACGTCTTAGATGATGACTCTGAAGCTGAAATCTATCATTGGCAACTCGGAACACCAGACAACTTACCAGAAACGGAAATTATCTACACCGACGAAAACCCTTGTCAGTTATAAAAATTCCCCATATTGAGCGATGGGGACACACACAATGACCACACGGTAATTGTTGCCAAGCCTTTCAGCTACTCAATTGGCATTAAACTGCTATTTAAGCTCTAAGGCGTGCATAAGCTGATTAACTAAATGATCATTAATTTTGTTTAGCTTATCAATTTCATCTTTTAGATCAGTGTTTTCATTCTCTTTGTATTCACAAGCAAAACTAAATATTGATTTCTCATAAAGCCAAGACCTGCTCTTATCCACTTCCTCACCAAATTCAATCTCTAGCCATTTTTCAAAAGAATCTAAGTCTTTGTCATTCATTCTTTACCCACTTCTTTTAGTGCTTCTGACTGCCACGCTCCGCATTTACATTCTTTATCTATTTTTAAAACTATGCCAAACATCATTATGGCCATAGCAGAAAGTCCAATAAAAAATCCAAACAATAAACTGTACCAATTTATAGTAAAAGTAATAACAGTCATTTTTCACCTACCTCTTTTAGTGCTTCTCTAATTATTGGCTTAACCTTTTCTGGTAAAACTGTAATTGTGTTTAAATATTCTAAAGCATCACGTAGCTTTTTGTTTTCAGTTTGAAGCTTTTCAATATCTAAGCGTAAATATATAACCATTTGTTCTTTATAGTTTAGCTTCAATGCTCTATTTTCTTCGACAAGGTTTTTGTTTTCAGCTTCAATCTTAAAAATATAGTGAGCAAGTTCGGCTTGCATATACTCACAAGCGGCTTGCCATGTATCAATTAAAGCTAGGCCATACCGATCTCTAAGAGCAATAGACACATTGTATTTCACCCATTCATCAAATGCTTCTTTGTCTTTATCGTTCATTTGGACTTCCTTTTATCAAGCTCTCTTATCCCTTGCTCAACTAAGAATTTAGCTTCTTGAATTAAGCAATTTATTACCGAGTTATAGGTTTCTAATCTATTATCGTGAATAGCAGAAATGCCTTCAAGACAATCATAAATAAGTTTAAATTGCTCTATTGTATCTTTGTCTTTATCTTTCATACTAAAGCCTTTTCTAATTGCTTTCTAGCATCGTCAAGCTCTGCCATGAGGATAAGGTTTTCTTCTTTTAATAATTGAAGTCTATCGTAATATTTCTGAGCCTGATCGTCTAAGTCTCTATTAATCTTTTCAAGCTCTACAATTCTAGCTTCAAACTCTCCGCATTTATCGTGCTTAATCATAATGTCCATACCCTCCGCTTAGTCTTGGTTGCCAACCGTTTAACTCTAACCAATCTGAAACATTTTTGTATTTAGCTGCAAATTTACTATCTGACATAGCATGAGCTTCGTTATGGTGCTTTTGACATAAAGGCATCATGTTCCAATGGCTCTTGGCATATTCCGGAAAAGCCTTTCTGGAATAAACATGATGATAACAAACGTAGCCATCTCGACACTCTCCGCAAACAATACATGGCTTGTCTGATTTGTACTTTGCCATCCTATAAAATTTCAGTATTTAATTGGTTATAATCTATAGTATTTAAAAGCGCTAATCTGTAATCGTTCGCCATAGCCTCTATAACTATGCTTTCATGAACCTTAATTTCTTGGCTTAATCTTTTAATGTGCTTTGGAGGTAATTGGCATTTACCAAGGATAATATTCGATAACTGTTGAGAGTTGTTACACTTCCAACCTAAGTTGTTACTAAGTTTAGTTTGATTTAAACCTAGAAACTCGATTCTTCTTTTGATCAAATCGCTAACGTGATTCGCTTTTACTATCATAAAACACTCCTTTTTTTACGGAGTTTATTTTATTTAAGGTTTATATTCAATCAATTTTGTAAAGTTTTCTTTAAATCCGGGATATATCTTCCACTTAGACCGAAAGCCGTTGTGATATCTCTGTTTTGCAAGGTACTTATCAAACTTAGCATAATTTCGAGTAGCGTAGGCAAGTTCTGCGTGCGCCATTTCAAGCTTTTCTTGAATCTGGTCTAGCCTTCTCATTTCTTCTTGATCTGGAAAGTAGTTAGTATTGAGGAAGATAACCTGAGCCGTCACTTGAAAACCAGTTTGTTTTTTGATAATTGAATTATATTGGTTCTTATAGTTGTTTGGATGATGCTAAAAAATCTTATTATGAAAGCAGGCAACTTTATCATGGTGAATTCGCCTTTAAAGATGATCTTTTATATCATAAATAAATGCCGTAAAAATTTGCGCATAAATCTCATTTTCACCTTCTGATAATTTTTGGCTAATTCCAGAAAGTTCTAATAAGAAATGAGTTGCTTCATGTACCAATGTTTCGTATTTTAATTGCTCAGATTGATTTTTTTCTAAATATATTACTTTTTCATCGTAGTTACATAAGCCCAAACATGGTTGACCATGATAAACTAATCCAATACCCTGCTTAATTTTAACTTTTCTACCCAATATAGTAATTGAGCTTGGAAATTTTCTTTTCATTTGAACAGACCCTTTCTGATGTCTTTATCAATTAAATTTTCCTTAGCAGTAAAACACTTATGACAAGCGGAACATCTAAAGACCTGAAAAGCACCTTGCTTAGTATATCTCAGGCCATCTTTAAAAAATGTTTCACTTTTGCATGAACATACTCTTTTTTGGGAATAAGCTGCAAAGCTTATACTTGGATCATACTTTACCAGTTTCTCATAAACTTCAACTAATGTCTCAACATCTTGCTTGTTGTAGCGTTCCATTTCTTCAAAAGCTTCTTGATTGCCTTTCAAACATTCCGACCACATAGAATGACCGGCAAATTTAGTATGCTTTAATTTTTCTGAGCAATCTAAAAACTTGGCAATATACTCAAGCTTGTTTGAGGTAAAAGAGAAGATCCTTCTAGCTATCTTTAAGGTGTCTATTGATTGCTTTGGAGCTATTGGATCTAAGCCATGTTTAATGAATCGAGCATTAAGCTTTTTAATGTCAAACTTATCTCCGTTATGGGTTAGCAAAACGTCTGCTTGAGAAATCAAATGGTGAATACCTTCGCAAAGCTGCCTGTCATCCTCAATAGGGTTTGAGTATCTTTGGTCTAAATAATGAATCGGTTCTTCATCTAAAAACCTAGCTGCATAACTAAGAATATACCAATCAGATTGTATTTGATTAAGCCCAACATTCTGATCATAAAGCCCCCACACTTGAGCAACTATAGGGGCAAGCTCTAAGTCAAAAGCTAGGATTTTTGGGTTTCTAATAACTACTTCAACCGGAGGAGTTGTTTGAGCGTGCTTGTTAGGCTCTAAGCCTGCAGCTTTTACTATCTCTGAATATTTGTATTTATCAATTTGTCTTTTAGAGTTTCCCCTAGAACAAAATTCTCTAAGGGTAGGCGTCTTCTCTAGCTCTAGGGCAAGTTCTTTTAGCTTTAAAACTAAATCGTGAAAAGTCACTTTACTCATAGCTCAATCGTTACAAGATTAATTAAGTATGACTAGAAATAAATTTGATTGATTAAAATAGTGGGGATAAGAAAAGGATATAACCTACCCCCAAGGAACTTCATAAGAAGTTGACATTCATCTAATTTCATTCCTGATACTTTATTAACTTAATCTTCTTAATAAGTAAATTGCTTTTTGGTGAGAGGGAATAGAAAAACAAGGGAGATGAACTAAACCAAGCCTTTAAGCTTTTATTAATCATTCCTTGCCTATTCGCCTTGTATCACCTTAAGCATTTGCTTTTCGGAGCCGAGGTTTATAGATCACTTCTAAGGTTTCTTTAGCAGTATATAACCGTCTCTTCCTGCCAATTCAAATGTGAAGTGATAATCCATTAGGACGGTAAGTTACTTTTGCCGTATAAGTTTTA